TACAGGGTGATGGCGATGATTATGGTATTTTAGAGGCTCTATTTATAGTTCGTCTTAAAAGCTCTATTATTGGCCTTGGTAAAAAAATGACTATGGATGTAGACTTGGTTATAGATCAGGTTGAAAAAGCTAGAAGATATGCAGGATATTCTAGTGCCGAGAGTGGCCAAGAAGCTGCGGTTGGCGGTACTAATACTTATGATAGCGGAGATACGGCTACCCCGACACAACAACCAGGGAGTCTGCAGGAAGATGATAGCTCACAAAATTCGGAGTTAAATCCAAACACAGAAAATCAGGGTGAGGAAGGATCAGAACCAGCACAAAATCAAGGCACGTCAATAGTGCAAAGCAGCTTACTCAACTTAGAAAGTCAAAAACTTATAGAAGATTCTATATTATTTCTGTTGGCAGATGATACAAAGGTTTTAGATTTACAATATGATATTCAAAGATCTTCTAGCGTCTATAACTCACATATGATGAGCGGATTAATAAATATAATTGATGTACCTAGAAAAAGAATAGAAGCTGAATTAAATGCATCAAGAGAATCTAGAGATACTAGTGCGGAAACAAATTTGGACCCTAAATTTACAGAGATTGGAAATGTGTTAGGGGTAGATATAGGGATTGGAAGTTTAGACTTGGCAGTATTTGCTTTGGCACTATTTACTCTATCAGAAGACAGTCTTCTCGGTCTCCTATCACCAGCACAGTTTGACAGACTAAAAAATGGAAATTTTGGATATTTAATCAGAGAAGATGTTGAAAGAAGAGGGGTAGTTCAATCTATAAATGAATTAACCAAATTAATTCATGAAGGTTATGAGCTATTTAAAAATTCTTTTGATTCCACTGAACACCCAGATGCCCAGACGGATGAAGGGGAAGAAGTTACTGAACTTAATACTGGTGGATCTAGGACTCCTACCGTTGGTGGTGGTGGCTCTGGAATTGTACACGGGAATATAAACACTGTAAATGAAAGAACTATAGAGACTTGGGCTCGTCAGAATCCGGAGGATGCCAAGGCCTTTGCAAAGAGAGTCGATGACGCTATTGGTGACGCTACAAATCCGATTGCGAAAAGGAATAGGCTGTTAGAAATGCAACCAGAAGGGAAGCAACCACAAGATACAATTTTGGCATGGGCCCAGAAGTACCCTGGTGAAGCTAATAGAGTCTTTAATAATCTAAAAGCAAAGGCTGCGGCACAGGGTGTTCAATAACATAATATCTGTCAAATTATTCTTATCATTACCGAGCCTCATTCTATTATTTTAATAAAATAGTATGAGGCTTTGTAAATTTATGTCTTTTGATTTAAAAATAGAAAGTGGCGATATCAAAATTGAAAATGATGGAACACTTTCAATAGTTTCTGATAATTCAAAGTTGAGACAGGATATTATAAAGATTTTGCTAACCAAACTAGGTGAGAATAAATTTCATCCTGGCTATGGTAGCGAGATTGGAGTTGTTGATATAGGTTATGTAGATGATTCTGAGCTTGTAGAAGTTGATCTAAGGGCATCGGTAGAAGACGCTGTTAAAAAATTAATCTCACTTCAAAAAAATCAATCACTTAGGCAGTATATAACTCCCGCAGAAAGAATCATCTCCATTCTAAATATTTCTGCAAAAAGAGATACCGTAGATCCAAGATTGTATAGTATATTTATAACAGTGCAAACTGGAGCATTGTCTTCTACCACTGAAAATATAACAGTTAGAATAGTATAGGTTAAAACATGGCAATTTTTAGATCTTTTACCGAAATAGTAAACTCCATCATTGAGAGGTTGAGACTAACTCAGCCTAATCTAGATACGAAACCAGGAACGGTTGCTCGTGATCTATTCGTTGATATACAGGCTGATCAACTTCAAAGATTACATAGCGCCCTTCTTCTTGTTGCAGAAAAACAAACTCCAGAATCTGCCTCGGGTGTTGACTTGGATCGTTGGGCTAGTAACTTTGGTATCTCTAGAAAACCAGGGGCACCAGCCAATGGCATTGTGGTATTTACGATTGGAGATATAACTAGCGATATATCAATTCCTGAAGGAACTATCGTTACATCTAGATCTAACCAGCAGTTTAGAACTGTCGGAAACTTCGTAATGTCTTCAGCAGAAAAGAATAGATTTGCTGCAAATGCCAGCAGGCTGAGAAACTCCCTAAACCTAGCGGGCATTAGAGATGCTTATGCCATAGAAGTACCCGTAAGAGCAACTTCCGTTGGAACCACGGGAAATATTTCTAATTATCAAATAATTGAAAGTGACATTAGAGAAGCAATCAGTGTAACAAACATTTCTTCTTTTAATGGTGGAAGTAACTTGGAAAGTGACTCTACATTTAGAGCTAGAGTTTTTGCTGTATTTAGCGGATCAAATACTGGTACAGCTTTCGGATATAGAAATACTGCACTTGGAATTCCTGGTGTAAATGATGCCGTTATTATTCAACCAGGAAATACTCTAATGCTTAGAGATGGTACGGAAACAATTCAGGTTAATGATGGTAGTTTTAGAATACTGGAGTCTGGAACTGGTGGTAAGGTAGATCTATATATCTTAGGTAAGCAGTTACTTGAAGTTGTAGAATCTTATGTTTATACAGATAGATCAGGAACTGGTAACGCAGCAGATGAAAGAAATGATTATATTTTAGGGCAAGGAGCAATTGACCCCACACTCACCTCTGAGGAAAGAAGGCTGCAGGCTTTTAACGAAGGAAAGATTCCACAACAACCGGTGGATAGTTTAATATCTATTGTTGGAAGCAGTTCGGGAGTTCTATCAGAAAAGATTACAGACTACCAAGGCGTTGTTAGCGGAAACTATGAACTTATCAAAGATTTAAACCCAGAAACTGGAGGCAGTCCATTTGGTTTTGATAAAATAAGATTTATTTCTAGCGAGAAATCAGTTAAGCTAGAGGGAATTGTCAAGAAGAATATTAACAGCGTAGACCCATTACGCTTTCCTGGTAGTAAATCAATATCTCAAGTCTATCAGGATATATCAATAGTTGGAGAAAACTCCAGAGTTAGCAGCGCTGATAGATCTATAATAAAATTAAATCATGCTCCAGCTGTAAGCGTAACTAGAGTTACCAATAAAACTACGGGAGAAATTTACGTTATTGAAAATCAAAATGTTAGCAGCCTAACTGGTCTAAATAAAAGTGGCGAAGTTTATATCTCAGGAAAAACTCTTCCATCCCAATCGGATATTCTATCTGTAAATTATGTTTGGAGAGTGTATTTTGATAAATATCTAGATTACAATGGTGCAGATACTGGCGCCCAATTTGTGGATCCAAATGTAAGTGGGTCAGTTGACTGGGGTACTAGTAATGGTTTTACTGCTGAAGAATCAATAATAGAAGAAACAGAAGATGGTTTAGAGTATAAGATAAACCTAGCTCACAATATAAGTAGGGTTATATCAGTCTATACCAAAAGCGTATCTACAGGGGTTATAGAGAATATCCTTAGTTCAACAGGGGAATTAGTTCCAGGTTTTATTATCCCAGAAACAGAGCCTCCAGTATCAAATATTATATCTGTTAGGAATGCTAATGGGGTGGAGTTATATAATACAAAATCAAAGAATGGATCATTCTATGCAAGAACAATCATTCTGCCAACGGACTCTTCAGCTTCTATTTCTGAGACTGCAACGGTTACCTATAACCGTGTAGAGTATTATGATATATATTCTGGAGATGGTGCTTTTTCAAATAATGTTATAACTCTACCATCTAAATCTGTATTGGAATCTAATGCCATATTGGATGATGTAGAAGATTTGGCTGCAACCGGAGAGATAGTTTATATAGATTATATAGCAGAACTGATAAGTGTCGTTCCTTCAACTTCACTTTCATCTCTTCCAATTAGTGGCTCAGAGCTTTCAAATAGCCTACTGAACTCTACCCTTACAACTATTACAAATAGCAATCAACCAATCTATTATCTATATGATCAAAATCTTGAGATTCAAAGCGTTCAAAGATTTGGCCCAACCAGATTATCAATAACCACCCAGGGCGTAAATAGATTTGGAAAAATTAAGGTGGCTGGAGAGACCCTTACTCGTGTAGATTTAGAACTAAACGTTATTGACAGCTTTAACGGTATGTCATTCAATCTTTTATCTCCACTAAAATCAGCTCTGAATCTAACCAGTATTCCAAGCTCCATGGGGATTGCTAGGGTGGATTATGTTGCTTCAATAGATAATCCAGAAAAAGTTCCTGATTTATTTGGTCATAAGATTAAGAATAACATTTACGGTCAAAATGTAGCTGACATAGATGCAACACTATCCAATGTAGAATTTAGATTACCTGAAACCAGCTACAATCTTTCTTTGAAATATACTAGTGGTGAGAGAATTGCGGTAAGTTTACTATTGTATAATACTGCAGATACAGAAGAGATATTCTTCCCTGGAAATGCTAGAATGATTACAGATAAGCGTTTTGCCAGAATTTCAAAAATATCTGTTACCTCAGGCTTTAGAAGTCCAGCAGGGTCATTGATAGGTTCTGTCAGAATAGATTCCTTCAGCCAGCCTGTTACTAGCTCATCTTATTATTCTGATTATAAATTTACAGCGCCTATCGAAGGAGAGAGGCTCACTATAAGATATAATCTAAATAGATTAATTGCTGATGTTACTTCTAGTTTAGAAAAAGTAAGATGTATTACGGCAGATGTCTTAGTAAAAGAATCTCCAACCCTATCAGTTAATGTTAGTGGAGAAATTATTGTGAATAGCGACTTCACTTCTGAAGTTAATACTGTAATTGAAAATGCTTCAAATGCTGTAGTTAATCTATTGGGCAGCGTTAGGCTGGGCACTACTGTAGACTACT